CATTTGATGATGCAGGCTCACGACGAATAGAATATTTAAGAAAGATGCGAGCTAATGGTGAACAGTTAAATAAAAAACCAAGAATAGAATTATCCACAATACATGCAGCTAAAGGAGGAGAATCACAAAATGTAGTACTTCTTACTGATCTCACTAAAACAACACTAGACACTTATGAAAAAAATCCTGATGATGAAAATAGATTATTTTATGTAGGTGCAACACGAACAAAAGAAAACTTGCACATCATAGAACCAAAACAATATAACAAAGGATTTATCATATGAAGCCATACGACAAACAAATCGGTGGAACACACTATCAGAATTTTAAAATTCAACCAAGTAAATTCGTAATCGAAAACGAGTTGCTATATCCTGAAGGATGCGTTATAAAATATATCTTAAGACACAGATTGAAAGGAAAAAAACAAGATTTAGAAAAAGCAAAACATTTCATCGATATGATTATTGAACGCGACTATCCCAAAGATTTTTTAGAAGAAGCCGAGAAAGAAAAAAAAGAATTAGCAGAATCTTATAAAGAATCAAGAAGACAAACAGAAGAACGTAAAGCCAAGGAATGGCTGAAAGGCTACAACAAATGGAAGAAAAATAAATGATGCAGATGCCACTTTTTAAACCACAGACAGAGTGGTTACCACCAGAAGAATTTCCAGATCTATCTAAATATGATGAAATTTCAATAGACCTAGAAACTAAAGATCCTAATTTAAATATAAGAAGAGGCTCTGGTTCTGTTGTAGGAGTAGGAGAAATTGTAGGAATAGCTGTAGCTGTCAAAAACTGGTGTGGTTATTATCCAATTGCCCACGAAGGCGGCGGTAATATGGATAGAGCAAAAGTTTTAAAATGGTTTCAAGGTGTACTAAATACACCAGCCACAAAAATCTTTCACAACGCCATGTATGACGTTTGTTGGATACGCGCGTTAGGTTTAAGTATCAGCGGTAAAATAGTGGACACGATGATTGCATCGGCCCTTGTTGATGAAAATCAAATGCGCTATGACTTAAACAACTGTAGTAAAAGATACACTGGAAAAGGAAAGAATGAAACAGATTTATATGCAGCTGCAAAAGATTGGGGTGTTGACGCCAAGGCAGAAATGTATAAACTACCTGCCATTTATGTTGGCGCATACGCAGAAAAAGACGCTGAAATAACTTTAGAACTTTGGCAGGAACTTAAAAAAGAAATTGATCTTCAAGATATAAATTCAATTATGAATATGGAAACAGAATTGTTTCCTTGTTTAGTAGATATGAAATTTAAAGGCGTTCGCGTTGATGTGGAAGCAGCTCACAAATTGAAAACCACATTAGTTGCACAAGAAAAAGAATCATTACACCAAGTAAAAAAAGAAACAGGAATAGATACCCAAATATGGGCAGCAAGATCGATTGCACAAGTTTTTGATAAATTGAACTTAGAATACGACCGAACCGAGAAAACATCTGCTCCTTCCTTTACTAAAAACTTTTTACAGAATCACCCCCACCCACTAGTGAAACATATAGCCCGGGCTCGTGAGATAAACAAGGCCCATACCACTTTCATTGATACCATAATCAAACATTCCCACAAAGGAAGAATACACGCAGAAATTAACCAGTTACGAGGAGACAACGGGGGCACAGTAACGGGAAGATTTAGTTATTCTAACCCGAACCTCCAGCAAATACCGGCACGAAACAAAGACCTCGGACCAGCTATTAGGGCATTATTTATACCCGAGAAGGACCATACATGGGGTTGTTTTGACTATTCTCAGCAAGAGCCTAGGCTGGTAGTGCATTATGCAACTTTACAGAATCTCTATGGAGTGGACGAAGTATTGGAAGCCTATAAAGAAGGAAACGCCGACTTTCATGACATTGTCGCAGACATGGCACAAATTCCAAGATATCAAGCCAAGACTATAAATCTTGGTCTGTTCTATGGTATGGGAAAGAATAAATTACAGGCTGAACTTGGTGTATCTAAAGAAAAAGCGCAAGAACTATTTAGACAATATCATTCTAAAGTTCCATTCGTAAAACAACTGATGGATAATGTGATGCATCGTGCAGAAGATTCCGGAAGAATAAGAACGTTGCTTGGAAGACTGTGTAGATTTCCTTTGTGGGAACCAAATCAATTCGGGATTCATAAAGCATTACCTCATGAACAAGCGCTCAGGGAACACGGACCAGGGATCAAACGGGCTTACACTTACAAAGCTTTAAATAAATTAATTCAGGGAAGCGCCGCGGACATGACAAAGAAAGCAATGCTTGAACTGCATAAAGAAGGAATTATACCACACATACAAGTACACGATGAATTAGATATATCTGTTATAGATCATACTCATGCAACACATATAAAAGAGATAATGGAAGATGCAGTTTCTCTTGAAGTTCCTAATAAAGTAGACTATGAATCTGGACCCAATTGGGGTACAATAAAAGAAACAAGGAGAAAACTATGGACCATATAAAAAAAGTAATAACATGGGCTAAGGCTAATAAGCAGAAATCTGTTATTATAGTTATAGTTGTTATTGCAATAATCGCTATACTAAAATAATTTATGATAAATGGCTTATCTAAATGCAAACATTCCTGTGATGTATTCACAGATCAGGAGAGAATATCTCTACGATCTTAAAGAACATCATGGAGAAGTTGAAGACTGCATTATATTTGGCCTGGCATCGATTACAGGGCGCCCTATACTCTTTCATGCAATTATGGAAAACGGTGCTGTATTCTACCGTTTGCCGATCTCTGCGTTCATTCAAAGAGGTTATGACGCAAAAGAAGTTCCTAGATATCGACTTGATGAGCTGGAGCTGTGGAATTGCTTTAGTTATTATCCTAGCGTTACTTCTTTTGATATCCTAGACGGACAATCTGGAAAGTTTTTTGGAAAAGATAAGAAAACACACCCAGGTGCATATCTTTTTACTGTTGACTGGGCGCACCCAGAGAGTAATATAGTAGACACGGATCATTCCGAAATTCCGCACGAACATAAGTGCGCTCATATATTGGCATTAGACAATGGCAATTATGCGGCTCAGCCAAATAACAGATTAATCTGGAGTATTCCTTCGTTTACTGTTAAGGATGAAGTTCCATTTGATTGGAAAGTCCAAACTACTGAATGGAATGTTGAGGACAGCAGGAAATGGAAAGCAGAAGATTCAGATAGATTCTTCTATAATATTGAGGAAACAAAAGATGACTGAAAAATTTTGTAGAAAATGTAATAAAATGTGCCACTGTACAAACGCCGAAGGTGACTGTACTAATTGCGAATGTGGTAGTAGGGAAGAAGACTCTACCTATGAAGGTGGTGGTGTCGTCATTGACGACACGGGAGAATGTGAATCATGTCAATAAATAAATTATTTTTAGTACTAGCATTATTATTTGCTTTAAGCGCCTGCTCGGTAGGCAAAAAATGTACTTATACTCAAGATGGAACAAAGATTTCATCTTATGTATGGTTTTTTAGTGATGGTAAGCCAATTGATTTAGATAAAAACAATTGCTCTTAGGAGTTTATGCAAATTGACAAAATATTTATACACGTTTTTAATACTAACACTGTTTTTCTGTTCAGGAAAAGCTATAGCCGGTAGTACACAGACAAACACGTCTGGAAGTAATACGGCAATCGAAGGTGGATATACTTCAGAATCAACAACTACATATCAGTCTGGTTCTGAATCTACATCTACAACTACTAATACCACAAATTCCGATATAAGATCATCGCCACCCCAGGCGACAGCTCCATCGTACAATAGTATGACACAGGACGTATGTGCAGTAGGAGCCTCAGCAGGTATTCAAACCTTTGGTGTAGGCGTTTCAGCAGGCAAACACTTCGTAGATAAAAATTGTGAAAGATTAAAACTAGCAAGAATACTTAATGACTTTGGCATGAAGGTTGCAGCTGTTGCTATACTTTGCCAAGATGAAAGAGTATTTGAATCCATGATACAGGCAGGAACGCCTTGTCCAATCGACGGTAAAATTGGAAAAGAAGCATTAACGTTGTGGAAATTATATGAATTTGAAAGACCAGACTACAAAGTATACGTTAAACGTATGAAAAAAAGAGAAAAAGTTAAACCAGTTGTAGTAGAACCAGTTATAACAACAGACCCAAAACCAATGGTAGACAAGGTTAAGGTTGAATGGCAAAATCCAAAATAATAAAAGGACTAGTAACATTGTTCATGGCCAGCTATCTCATAGCCAGCTGTTTTGCACTAAAGTAGGAGCCGAAGATGTAACTACAGGAAACCTTTTACCCAATGTAGGAGATGGCGTGGACTGGGGATCAAGCTCCACGGAACAAATCAATCCTGGAAGTTCTGGGTATGTATCTAATGGCGATGTTGTAAATGGTTTTACAATTACTTGTCCCACTTCTCAATCCAACTGTGGATATAAATACAGCGTAGGTGGAGACTTTGAAGTTACTGGAACAGCTACAGTAACTGTTGATGATATAGCTTTAACTAACAGTTCTCGTACGCAGGACATGTTGGATAATGGGATAACTATTAATAACTACATTGACATTGCCAATTGTGATAGTGAAGCAGGAAACTGTGAAGGAGACAGCGGAGACACCGATTCTCATACTATTACTATAGAAATAAAAGATTCAAGTGGAACAGTACAATCTACAACAACACAGACAAGAACAAATATAGTAGGATTTAAGGGAAACTGTAATGGTTATC